TCTATATAGCTGCATAAATCTAGAGTCATCGAGTATGGCATTTAATTCTTTAACTACTTCGTCTTCGCTGTTACCTATAAGGTGCATCCCTGCTAATCCATTAACTTGTATTAAGGATTCTTTTTCGTACTTATCTTTGTTGTATTGAATAACTGCTTTTTCTTGCCTGTTTATGTCGTTAGCGTAAGCAGCTAAGACAGTAGGAGACACTTCTTTTGACTCTAGTTCAGTTAAAGGTATTACACTTCCATCGCTACTCCCATAAACAGTATCCCTTCTCCATTGTTGATATAATTCACTATCTGGTCTAAGGCTATTTAAAGGTATTTCAGTACCATCTGCTGCTATTACTATTGCTCCTGCTGCCTTACTAGACAAGCTTGCTGCGTTAGTCTTTATATTTATAATTCTATTTTGCGACTGTAGATGAGGTATAAGTAAGTTGTTTCTTGCATCTATATAATCAAGGTTTTTATCTGCTGCTTTCTTTTCTTCAATAGTTGAGTTTGCATCTTCAACTATTTTTTGCAAGTCTTGCCTGGTATCCTGCAATATCTCTACAGGAGATTTTTTATTACCAAAGTTTTGTAACGCAAGGCTTTTACTGTAGTCCTTTGCTTTTGTATCTATCTGCTTTGTTCTTTTAGCTAAAGTATTAGCTGTAGTTACCAAATTACTGTTGAATTGACCAAGGGAATTAGCAATATTCTGTAAATCCTTAGAATTATCCATACCTACGCTACTGTCAAAAAACTTTCCTAGTTGCAAGCTAGGCACGTTCATTCTTTCTACTTGCTGGTAAGTGTCAACAATTGAAGCAGCTGGTTTTATTCCTGGAGGAGTAAGACCCTTAGTAGTGATAGTTGAGTCAACACCATACTGAGTTAGTAATCTTCTTGAGGTCTTACGACTACTATCGCCTGATGATTTGCCTAGAGAAATTGCCATTAGCTGTTTTTCATAATGTTGTAATTAACACCAGCATTAACACCACTCATAATGCCAGCACCAATAGAAAACGGACTTAAACTAACTTTAGGTCTAGGTACAGGTTTCATAGGATCAAGAATAGTCTTCTTAAGATATGGAGATATGCTTGCAATTCTGCTTGCTCGTTCCGTTATAAACCCTACTTTCTCTGTTTGCTTGCCAGCTGTAGCAAAAGCTAAATTAGTGTCACTATAGTAATCGTACTTCCCTAGCTCTCTGTTTACATCTGCAAGTAAGTTGGCAACATTAGCTCCTGCCCTACCTGTTGCCAGTATTGTACCCTTCTGCTCTTTAGCTTCTAGCTGCGCTTCTCTTGTTTCTTGTGCTGACTTTTGCTGCATCTGTCTTATCTGTTGATTAGCCTGGTTCATTTTATTTGCTTCTGCTATTAACGCTAACTCTTCATTCTGAAACATCTGTTCGTTTCTTAATGTTTCTTGGTTGGCTTCAAAGTTTCTTTGGTTCTGAGCAGAGAGAGTATTGTACTCATATTGAAACTGGTCAGATAAATTAGCTGCTTCTATCGCTCTGTTCTGTGCAGCGTTCTGAGCAATAGCTTGACCTATGCTCATAATTCCACTAAAGATACCAATAGCAACAGCGGTACACATAATTAAATCTTTACAAATTCGTAGAATGGACGACCTTCATACCCAAACATTTCATGTTTTTTTATTATGGTAAACCCCATAAACTTTAACCATCGAAGATGTACTGTGTTTCGTGCATCAATGTAATTAAACAAAACAGGAAACTCTTTGTGTAATTTTTTTAATTCTATCCTAGATTGCCTTAAAAACTCACGTTTGTCTCTAGTATCTTCAAGCATATCTTTACAACCTAGCATCCAAACTTGTCCAGAATTGTTAGGTTGCTTTGTTATTCCCCACATTCCCATAGGTTTACCATGCCTACTAATCATAGTCATACAAGGATTACTCGTAAAGAAACACTCGAACAAAGATTGTATGGGTGATGCTCCAGAATGTGCAAAACATTCGTCTATATCTTCCTTCCTCATGTGTGTTCCTACATAGGAAACATCGTCTATATTAGCTGGCCTTTGATGTGCCTTTATAATCTTGACGCTCGTTCCTGATACCATCCTTCCCATTCAGCTGACTGTACCCTACAGGGTAGCGGAGAATCGCTAAAGAGTACAATTTTTGCTTCAATGTTTTGCGCCATTACAGGAACTCTAAACTTACCTGTAGCTAATGAAGGTGTACCTACAGGGAATTGACCACTACCTATCTTGTAACCATTGAAAGGATAGGTTTGTTCATCTCTTTGAGATGGCGTAATCTTTATACTAAAGTTAGAAGTCTCGTCAAATACAATACTCCAGGTGCGTAACTGTAATCTTGGGCCAGCAAGTACAGCTAATCCTCCTCCTGGAGGTGTTTCTTTTAGATACGGTGTAGAGAATTGGTAAGTCATGTTATATATTTCTCCTACAAAAAACTTTGCACTACTTAAATCTCCAGGCACAGTCATAGTTCCATTGCCACTAGCTCCACCTGTAAGAGTTTCAGCCGTAGCTTTTATAACTTGACCGTGGGCAATAGTATTATTTGAATCAAACCTACCTACTACTGCCATCGTCCCTGTGTTAGCCATAGGGTAAGGCAATGTAATAACAGTCTGAACTCCTAATGCTCCTGAGTTAATTAAAGATGTTGAGCAAGTAGCTTCAGTAGTTTTTCTGTCTAGCAGTATCTCAAATTCAGTACCGCTATCTACTGTTTCTGGTCTTAGCTGTGTCTTTTCTAGATATACTCCATCCGAATATTCAACGATTGTGTACAAGTCGCTGTCGAGAACACTACCACCTAGCAAACTTTTGTTCGCTGCTACTTCCCAGTAAGACCAAGATGATTGCAATTTTTGGTCATCGTCAAAGAAAAACTTGTAGAGATAGATTCTTCGAGGCTGATCTTTACTTATCATTGTTATCACTTCTTCTGATACAGAAGGAGACATACTAACTAGGTTGTCAGGTACAAACCTAGGTACGGAAGATGTTACTTCTTCTGATAAAGGTATTGGGCCACTAGCATCAGGTAAGAAATATTCTCGTAAACCATTAAAGTCTCCCTTTGGTATTCCAAAGTAAACAGTTCGACCTACACCTATAGGGTCAATCGTATCGACAATATCAAAAGTAGTAATAGCTGTTACTGTTGCCGTCTTAGGAGTAAGGGATGTACCTATAGCTGTCGATCCTGTGTCTAATCTGAACTGGCCGTGCAAACTGAACAACAGCAAAGTATTAGCAAAGGCCAGGCTACTGTTTAAGAAGTTAACTGACGTACCTCCAGAACTAATATCAATAGGATCAGAGTCTAAAGATGTCTGTACTGTCTCAGGGAAAAACCTTTCAAAGGCATCAGCTGCCGACAGTATCACATTCTCATCTGCTAAGAATACAAGTCTGTTTCTAAACAGGTTAATGTTTTTTATTTTACTTCCGACAAATGTAGGGTTAGGGGCAGTTGTAGTATCTCCAGCTATTCGACCTGTGTAGTTAAACTGTCCAAACGTAAATGTACCATTAGCGTTTCTAACTAATGTATGAGGCATTGTTGACTTATCAAACAAGTAATTAATATTAGGTGCAACAGTCTCTCTCCATACTCCTGGGCCAAACCCACTACCAGCTGTAGCTTCGAACTTAACAAAGTAATCATCGAAAGCTGTAGTAGCTGAACCTTGTATTCTTACTGTGAAGTTATGCTCTGCGATGGTAGGTAAGTCAGTAATACTATCTACTGTTCCTTTAATACTTGACGTTGCAGTTGCAGTTTTTGTGTCACTACTTTCTAAGGTGTAATCTCCTCCATCATCTTTTGTGATCCTAATTATGTAGTCAGTATTAGTTACAGTAAATCCAGATATAGTATTTAATTGAGTAGCTAAGTCGTTAGCAATAGTCACAGTATCTGGCGCAGATCCAGAAGAGTTACCTGTAGTCACACTCTTCTCTGTACCATTTAACTTAACCCTGTAAGTAGTAGAGAAGTCAGCAGATTTTATAAACACCATTGACTTTGTACCCCAGTTAAAGGAGTTGTTGCTTGTGTCCATAGCAACTGTCTTCTCTCTGTTGACTATGAAGGTAAAGTCAGCAATGGAAGCAACCCTAAATGTAGAGCTAGGATCTCCTGTTATGTTTAAGTAAGCTGTGCCATTAGGTGTAGAGACTGTCTGTGCATTACCATCCAAGTCAAATACTTTGATTGCATTATCCTGGATAATAATTAAATATCTTATAACTCCATCTCTATCAACAATATGCGTAAAAGGTCTACCAGAACCAGCTGATCCTGCAAACAATTTTTTAATGTGTTGCATTGGCGGCCTTTTCTTTAACCCTTCTACAGGGCTAGGCATGCAGTTAATAACTTCTTCTGCCTGAGATGCTAAACGTAGTGCAGCTGGTTGCTGACTCACTCCATTAATAAGATTAGGAATAGAGCTACTAATTAATGGCATGGCTAACGCTCAAGTGTACGAGAAGGTAAATAAGCATTGATAGGGCTTGTTCTATTTAGATGGCCTCTTAACATACTGTGTTCTGTCTTAGTTGTTTCTTCTTCTAAGAAAGCACTTCGAGCCTCCAGTTCTTGCGTCAAGTTTAACTTGGTTAAATCAGCAGAACCAATAATCGCTTCTTGCAATTGCCTTCCTGCCTTAATAGTTATATATTGCCGTGCGTGTTCGGGGAGTAAATCCCACTCAAGGATGGTTGTCATATCAACTATTAAATCAGACTCAAATGTATATCTATTATTTCTTCTGTCGTACAACTTGTCTCCTCGTTGCACTACATCTATGTCTGGGTACTCCAAGTTATCAACTACAACTCGACTTACGTTACTCGATAACTCTATCTCGTTAGTCGATGTCCTTTCTAATTTCTTTTCTAGGTCTGTATTAAACGACCAACCTTCTGATTGCAATGTCCTGCTTACATCATTCAATGTATCTTCTGCTTGCTTTGCCAATCCAAATTGACCTTGCAAACTATTAACAGGTGCTTCTCCAAGCATTTGTAGAACTCTGTTAACTGCTTCTAGAAAGCTGGTGCGATTAAGTGCCATTACTTCTTCTTCCTTTTCTTAGCAGTCTTTGCTGATCTCTTAAAGTTAGCAGCAGTAGGTGCGCCCTTTGCTCCAGGCTTGCGCATCTTCTCTCCACTACCAGCTTTTATTCTCTTACGCTTTGCGTGTATGTTTGCGTAGAGTCCTTTCTTTTTTGCCATAGTTAACACTTCCATTTACGAAGGGCTTTGTTGATCCTGCTTTTAGGATTCCTAGCAGTTTTGCTAGATGTTCTTTTCTTCTTCATCCCTTCCATTCTGGCGCAAAAAGATTTCTTTCTTTTACCGCCTCCAGGTTGAGGTGCTTTTAGATTAGAACCTGTTGCTTTATTTATCTTTCTTCTACCAGCAGCTGTCAATCCGCCTGACCTACTTTTATGCTTGCCCATCTTAAGGCGTACATTTTTTTTCTTGGTCATTACTTGCCTACTTTTGCTTTTGCTTTTTTATGTGCAACAGTAAAAGAATCTCCAGCTTTCATGCGTGTCTTCATAAAAGCCATGTGTTTCTTTGTGTGATGCTTGGCGTGTTTAGCAAGTGTAGTTTTTTGGCGAGTTGTAAGCTGCTTCATTTCTTTTTCTTTTTCTTTTTAGGAGGTCTGCCTGCTTTAGAGCCGTAAGTTCCTTTTCCGTATGGCATAAAAATAAAGGGGGTTGCGTTACCCCCTTATGTTACCTGTTTATGAGTTAGACGCAAAGATTTCAATTGCGCAGTCTGGGCGTAGAACACCACTACCGTGCATCATGCTTCCAACCATAAATGTGCCTTGATAGAGAGCGTGGATGTCTGCTCCTGTCTGCTCCATCTTAAGATCCATTAACTTCACAGTACCTACTGCTTGCTTGTTAAATACAAGAGCAATGTTATCTGTGTAGTTAGCGTGGTATGTGTTGTTCTCACCAGTTACCGCTGACCTGTTTGCTTTTGGTAAATGATTAGATTTAACAATGTGAATACCAGCAACCTTAAGCACTTCACCTTCGCTGTAAGCACCACGACCACCAAAGTCTCTGTTAATAACAGTTGTGTTTTGTACTAACTTGTAATAGTTTGTTGGGTCGATAGCACAGTAACGATCTTCTTCTGGAAGATTATTAACATCCATCTGTTCAGCAGCTGAGAACAAAGCAGTCGCTAAGTCTGTGCCTGAGACAGCAGCTACCGCAGCAGCTGTGTTTGCTGTACCTGACTTAAGAATCTTTACTCTTGTACCACCTGGCAAATCAGTATTAGGGTTAGTCGATGTTCTAGCAGCTTGCGCAATAGTAGCAGCTACGTTCTGGTCGAATGTATAAGCAAGAGCATTACCCATCTGTACAGAATATTGAGACCTAACATCGTAATGGTTCATAGCTTCATCTACGTCTGCTATGAAAACATTACTAACTAATTTGTCATCAATATTTATGACAGCCTCTGCATGCTTGATAGCATTTCCTGTCAGTTGTGTACCAGGAGAATGATAAGAAGTTGAACTCAATCCTACAATTGGAAATTGTGCTGATTTACCAGAGCTTATAGTTCTAGTTGTATGCAAATCTTCAAAGATAGTTGCTTTACGGAAAGCTGAAAGCACCTCTCCTGCAAAGGTTTTAAGAAATAAATCTTTTATGCCTGTTCCTGTATTGTTTACAAGGCCCAGGCGTGAAGGCGTAAAGTTAGCCATTAGTTAATTACCTAGAATTAATGATTATCCAGACCATTACTTCTGCATAGGTGTCCTTCGCAAAGGGCTTTGCTTCTGTTAGAAGGTCTAGGTTGATCTAACTATAGCGTTTAAAGTATGTTAGATCGACCTAACTTATCTGAAACTTTCTTTCTGTATGCTGAATCTCGTGAGTATCGAGGATCATTCATAGCTTCAACTAGCTGTGCGTTTGATTCAAACACATCATTACTCGATCCTCTTGATGACCTACCACCTATAAGTCTTGGCTCTTGATCTGTTGCTGCCATGTAACGTGCTTGTAGCCCATCGACTGCGAGCTTTACATAGTTAACGTCAGTAGACTTCATCGCCTTGTCATAGGCTGCTCTCTCTTGCTCGTTAAAGTTTTGTCCTGCCCAGGTAATCATCTCTCTATATCTTTCTGCTCCTCCGTATTCATTCTGCAAGTCAGTAGCTTGCTGAACACTTAGTTCATTATCTTTTGTAGCTCTGTACTGCAAGCCATCAAGGTACGACTCAACCATATCTTTGTCAAAGCCAGCACTTTGTAGTGATTCGTAATCTGAGTCTTCTAACTTGCCGTTCTTTTGCCATCGTTCATTCATGTTGCCATAATCAACTCCAGCTTCTTCTAGCTTACCTCCTACAAAGTCTCCGTAGATTTCTTTTGCACTCTGCAATTGTGACTCTGCAACTTCTTCTCTCTGTTCTGGAGGTTGGCTTTGTTTCTTTTGTAGCTCAAGGTATGCTTTTTCTAGCTCTTCCTGATTCTTGTATTTACCAGCAAGTAGCTTCTCCTCCCCTTGGATCTCAACATTATCCTCTTGGGTAATCTGCTGCTCCTCCGTGGTGTTAGGATCTACAGCTGTGGTAGGTTCTTCTCTAATAGTTACTGGTTCTGGCATGGTTAGCTAATAATAATTTCGTTAGTTTTTGGATCACGTTTTGCAGCTGTGAAAGATGCTGTGGGTTCTGTATTATCTTCCCCCTGTATGACTATCTCTTTGACTCCTGTAACTACAGGTGCATCTGATACAGGTTTCTTAGCCTGTTTCTTGGACGGTTTCTGCGAACTGGCTGGCATCAATTCCTCCTTGATTTGTGATAGCTGTTAGTGCTTCGGCAGCCCTATCAGGGGTTGTACCCTGGAAGTTTTTAACTGCCTGTGCCATAGCTGGTGATTGGATTCCCTTCTCTAGTAACTGTTGTTGTTGCTGTTGTTGGGCTGCCTCTGCTTGTGCAGCAGCTTCTTGTTGTAACTGCTGTGAAGTCTTGACTAAGTTTGTTGTATCTATTGAACCACTAGCTGCAAGTCTGCGTAGTGCTTCTTCGACATTAAGAAACTTCATCATCGCTTCTGGGCCAAGTGCATTGTTGGCAGTTTGAATGAAGTCTACAAGTTTATTGCGATCATCGCCACGGCCAATGGCTTCGATACCTGTGACCGCCTTCTCTTTAATCAATGGTTCTCCTGTTATTTCGCTGTTAGGGAAGTCAGGCAACTTACGCTTCTTGCGTAGTATATGTGTTAGTCGTCTAACAAGTGGTAGCTGCAGTTCTTGGCTAAGTATGGAGTACAGTCCTGAGATACCAGCATCAAGTTCTTGTGCCATATATCTTATCTCTTCTGCTGTAACTCTTTCCCCTGGTCTTTGTATCGCTGTGTTAAGCATGAACGCAAAGGCAAGTCTATTCTCTATTCGTTCTATGGTTTGGTTTGCTATTTGTAAATCTTGTGATTTACCAGCTGCCTGTAATACGGTGACATCCGCTGCATTACCTTGAACGATAGATCCATTCGATGCCTGGCTAAGTGTGCGTGGCCTTGTTGTACCATTTGGATTACATAAAAATAAAACTTTACTGAGACTTGCACTCGCTTCCAATATAGCTTTGTATAAATTCTCTAGTGCAAGTAAGTCGCCATAGTACTGCTCGACATACGACCTCCCATACATTTCTGAATCCACTCGATCCTGACGAAGGGCAATCCAGGGAGAAACATCTGACTTACATTTACCATGAGTACCTGGTATCTCTTTACCTTTTATTTCTTGATACCAGTAGCAATGGTCGTCCATGTATTTAACACAGGTATATATCTTGACCATGCGTTTCTCCATCTCTTCCTCGTCTTCTTCATCTTCCTCCAGGTATTCATCTGGAAGTGCGTCTTTAAATATCTCTTCTTCTACTACTATCTCTGTCACGTTACCCATAGGGTCACGGCAAAGTACATAAGAATCTAGATGTATAACTTTTATTCCTTCGTCACTCACATACAACAGAACATTACCACCTACAAGTAAATGTTTTATTGCTTCGTGCATTGCAGCACGCCCACCCATAGTCTCTAGCAGTCTCATTACTGCCTGTTCTACTTTGACTAATGCAGTATCAAACTCAGTAATCATTTGCGGATCTTGTTGATCTGCCATCAAAGCCAAGCTATCTATTTCTAATTTAAAAAAGTTTTCGTTAGTAGGGAAAAGAGTACCAGCAAGTTTGCTGGTCATGTGACCAACACCTCTTGCACCCAACGATTGATATGGAGTTGGCAGTCTACCAGCATCTCCATGATTCTCGTCTTCAATTAATCCAGGAATAGTAACCTTACTACAATCTCTTGCACGCATTAACTGCGAGTCTCTATCTATTCGCAGCTGCTCGTAACGTTGCGAAGCCGTGCCGTTAGGCGTGCCATGCAACGCTGACTGTGCATCAACATTATTAGTAAGTTTAATCTTCATTACATTGTGTTAGGTATAGTCAAAGTACCAGAACCACCACCACCAGGAACTAAATCAGTTCTATAACGTCTTCTGTTAGAGCCAGCTTTGTTGGTTAAAGGAGCAGAAGAAGAACCAATCTGCATAGATGCTGCGCCAGCAGCTGTCTGTGCGTTAGCACCCTGTATCGAAGGATCAGAGAGTGGAGCAGGAGCTACTTCCGTTGCGCTTGCAGCTGTTTCAGCTATCTCTTCTGGTGCAGCTGGAGGAGCAGCTAGTGCAGCCTGTTGCTGTGCCTCAAACCTTTCTCTTTGAGCTTCTAGGTTTCTCTCGAACTGTTCTTGTTGGATACGCATTTGTTCTCTCTGCATTTCCATCTGTTCTTGATGCCTTCTTTCGGCTTCACCATCGTCACCACCGCCACCTCTGCACATAGTCTTAATTTTGTAGGTTGTTTTGTTCAATATAAACCGATTCAAGAATTTTTACCAGCTTTACCTGACCAGAATACAACCAAATCTCACGATCAGTCATATCAATAGTAGGACAACGCTCTGGAAATAACTCCTTTAGTTTAATAATTAGTGCTTCATCAATACCTGGATAGCCTTCGTTTACTGTATCGTCAATGGCTGCCATAGCTGTACCTCTCCTGTAGTGTAATTGTACTCTTCATCCCGAAGGATGCGAGTAAGTTGGGCTGTCATTATTGCATCGGCATAAGTTTTGTTTTTCTTTTCGTAACTCTTGACTACCTTATCCCACATCTCCTCGACTGTAGTTGCACCCTCTAACATTTTCTCTGCTGTTTTTGGCCCAACCCCTATAAGTCCTTCGATGTTATCTGTGTGATCTCCTGACAATACTTGCTGCATCCAATGTCTATCTGCTTTCTTTCGTGTAATTAATTCAAGATCATCGTTAGCAAGTAAGGTGCAAGGTACTCCTCTCATGTCTTTGTCAGGAGAAACAATAATAGGATTATCGTGTTGACCATTAGTTGCTAATAAACCCATTACATCATCTCCTTCTAATCCACTAAATGCAACAGAGTGATAGCGTTCCTTAACTATTTTTATGGTGTCACGCAATGCTAGTGGGTGACGCTTGCCTATCCTGTTAGCTTTGTAGTCCTGGAATATTCCATGCCGAAAAGTAGGGTACTGAGTGAAGCACATTATCACTCTTCCTTTGTCGCCAGTTAATTTCTTATACCCTTCTATACGAAGATCGACTAAATCCATACAATCTTTTTCTGTACTATGCAGTAAATGTGCGCCATCATCTGACCTAAAATCTGTCTCGCAGGCGCAGCAAGAAGAATAAACAAGCCAATCAGCATCAATCAATAACGTCATAATTTTTCTCCAAAAAAATCCGCAGCTGTAGTTGCAAGTCTGCCTGTCTCTTCTGTATATGTAAGTTTATCTGCCATACCTAGACAACCTGTGTGTCTATTCTTTAACACTTTTAACTGTAGCTCATTGTTCTTTTCTTCGTCAGTCTGTGATCTGATACCACAAATCACGAGGTCACTTAACTGAGCTATGCTTTGACTTCCTCTCAAGCTGGCTAGATTTATGTCGCCTCCATCTTCAGCTGGCTTGCCATCAGTCCTACGCAAGTGACTAACCATAACTAAACCTACACCTGTTTTCTCTACTACCTGTCTCAGTTTTGTAACACATACGTCTATTTGCTTTCTTTCATCCCCAACAGTTAGCCCTGAGACAACAATACTAATATGGTCGAGGAAGATAACGTCACAGTTTTCTCCTGTTGCCATGTACGTTATCTGTTCTAGTAATCTATCTGGGTCTAGTGAACCAAAATGCTCCAGGAGTAAGAACCTATTACCAGCAAACAAGTAGTCAAATGCCTGGCGTAATTCTTTTTCATCCACATCTTCTTGATTAAGATGCAATGGTTTGTTAAGTGCAATAGATAGTATGCCCTGCATGCTTCTCTTACTACTCTCTTCTAGTCCAATCCAACCCACCTTCAGTCCGTTGTTTAGAAAATGATAAGCAAATTCTCTACACAGTAAACTCTTTCCTGACCCTGTTCCTGCGCAAATAGTTACGAGTGCTTGCTTGCGAAACCCTTGGCACATCTTATTAAGCATTGGATATGGATAGCTACATACACCTGACTCGTCCTTCTTTATTAACTGCTCCCATAAATCATAGGCGTTATGGATTCCATCTGGCCTAGCAGGGATTGCTTTCCATAACAGATCCTTAAGCTCTTCCCCCTCTCCTGCGAGGAGCATTTCATTAGCATCCTTTCTTGGTAGTCGGCATATAGCTGCCTTTCCAGGAGGTAGGATTTCAACTGCTTTTTCGGCAGCATCCATGCCAGGCTTATCACTATCGAAACAGATAACAATACGATTGAATTGTGATAACCATTCCAAGTTTGCAGCTATGTACTTATTAGCTGACTGACAACCATTTGGCAAACTTACTACAGGAAAACGGTTGCCTTGAATTTGACTAATTGTAAGGCAATCAACTTCGCCCTCTGTAATTACAGCAAAGATATTAGTTTCAGTTCCGTGGTTTTGTCTCCAAATTTTTTGACCCCAAAGTTGCATGCTACTGGTGTCTCCGACCCACCCAAATCTTTTATCTTTGTATCGAAGATGCTGTGCAACAGGCTTACCTATCTTGTCGTGATAGGTGGCGACTTGTACCATCTGCTGATTGTACTCTGCGTACCCATAGTCATATAGTTCGCAAGTCTCTTTAGTGATTCCACGTTTAGGTAATTCCTTTGGTGTAACGAATGGGAGTAGAGGCGTGACCTTCATCTTTAATGGCTTCTCGTATTTAATAGGTTTATCTTTTGGTAATTGAAACTGCCAACCGCAGCCAAAACAATATTTGTGTCCATCGTCATAGACGGCTACGTTATCTTTTGACTGACACTCAGGGCATGGCTCTTTACTTAAGTACTTACTTGTCATTAGACCAATAAGCAATAAGCCTCTCTAACTCCTTTATTCTTTTTTTCGCTTGCTTAATCTTTTCCTGGGTAGTCATACCATTCTGGTGGGATAATTTTGTCAGCAAAGAGGAAGCCATGTCTCTCGCACCACTTGGCGTAGGTCAGACTTCCTTTAGCTTTGCTCAGTTTGTTTCTACTATTTTGAAATACGAAACGTATATCTAATTCGGGATGTTGCGCCTTGATCGCAAGATGTTTTCTCCTCGTTTCCTTATCGAGTAAGCCTTTAATTTCGCATATAATCCCATTATCGAAGATGATGTCAGGGCAGTAGCTGCAATTGAGGATGTAATCAATGTTGAGGGTTTCATAAGAGAATTTAATTTTGTTGTCATCAAGGTTCTTGGCAACTGTTGCCTCGAACTTACTTCTGTATCTAGAAACTGTAGTCGTCTTCGATTGGCGTACTCGCTTGGCTTGTCGCATCGAACCCGAACTCCTGTGCTGTTTTAACATACTCAACGTGCTTATGGATCTTGACTGCCTGGGGTTGTATCTTTATTCCTACTCCAAAGTTACCAGAATAACCTTGGCATCTTAGGTTAACTTCTCCAAGAGTACCTTGACCACACTTGTTAACCTTTTGCTTTTCTTCTTCTGTCATTAATTTATTATCTGCATTAAATAATACAGGCGGTGTCATGTGCCATTGTTCCCCTGTGCTTCTGATGATACCTCCAGTTGGCATCTTAGTTTTGACAACAAAGTAATCCTGTTCTCCTTCTCCATCATCTAACTTCTCATAGCTCCAAGGCTTATTAGCTAACTTAAATTTTTTGTCTGGTTCAGCAGCCTTTACATCTTGCTTATGTTCTTCGAGAAAGGCTTCCAGCTTTTGCTCTAACTCTAAACCGTCATTCATAGGTATGAGGCAAGTAACTTTCCACATTGCTTCATACTTTGTATCTGGCTCAACTACCCAGGTGTATTGGAATCTACATACAGGAGTTTTTGTGATGAGAGTTTTTCTTTTAGTAGTCATGTGATGAAATAATTTGAATGTCGTGTGATATTAGGGTCGAGAGTTCCGTGCTGTGGCTCACTAGGCATACCCTTAGTGCCTGGTATTTGTGATGTTAGCTTTACTTTTATATCTGACAACCAATCATGCGCATACATATCTGCAAAAGTTTTTCTTACTGAATCTCTTAGCTGTGACATTTCTGCTGGAGTGGTGGTAAAGCAGTCGTGTACTCCTCCTATGTTTTGTATGTATCTCATTGAATCCACAGTTGTAGCTGCCATGTGACTGCTATCAAAGCTATGAAGTACGTTTGCAGATAAAGCATAACTCATTCTCTTGCTATCTAGACCAGGTTTATCTACTTGTGTTCGTATATCTAAATAAATATCTGATAAATACTTAAGTCTTATCCTTGATAACTTTGTGTCGCTGTACTCCTGATGCACTAACAACCCCGAAGGCGTGACCCATTCAAGAGCTACGTCATTCTTTCCTGCTACCTTACCTATAAACTTAAACCACTTCATAGCTTCGACTGCTGGCTCGATCATTGACGTTGCTTCTGTATGTAATATGCGTGCCATGTAGTGCATAGTCGACATTGACCCTTTGTTTGTTGTCCAACTGCCGTGACCAAATAAATCTCTTGCTCTTTTTGTAGCCCAATCGTATGCAAAATAATAAAATGCTGTGTTTGTAGCAGAGTAAGGGGTAGTCATAACGCAAGGCTTGGCTAGTGACCTATCAGGTTGCAACATTAACCACTTTTTTGCTCGATGATCGTCACTATTCCGTAGCTTGTTGTTAACTTTATTGATTACTTCTGCATATATATCTCTTGGTGTCTCATCATTCTCAAGATTAACTAACAATCCCATCTCTTTTGACCTTAAAAGTGAGGCATAATGCTGTATTCCAGAGCAAGTGCAGTCCAACATCACAGGTAAATTACATTTGTAATCTGGAATTGTCCTGTATAGATAGAAGGAACGACAAAATGCTAAGAATGACCAAGGTTTATCTGCTCTCATCCAGAACTCTGCGTTAGTCCAGGGATCTTTACCAGCATCTAAGATATATCTAACCTTTTCTTTAGTCCAATCTATCCTAGTCTGCCAATCTGCTTTACCTAATCCATATAAGTTAGCACCGTGTATACGTAGCCAGTTCTCTGCTTCGGGACTATCTATCTTAGTACCATTAGCAAATAATAATAGCGACCTTGATACATCATTACCTTGAGGGTTGAGGTAAGGAGGTCGGTAGTAGTATCTACCTCTGAAGTCCAGGCTCATAGGAAAATATATCTCTTTTTCTTCTTTGAATTTCTGTGCTACCCATAATGTTTTAGCCTGGGCAATCCTTCCACCCCTGGTCTTGTCATTCTTTTCGTGTATTGCTCTAGCTTTATACCTCCACTTTGTTATACCTGGGTGATCTTCTGGTAAATGTTTAGGGTATGGGTCAATAGGCCACCCCTCTCTTGGCAGTAAGCAGCCAACTTCTATGTTTCTTTCGTATGCGTGGGTAACTTGCTCCAACATCCAACTGTTAACCATCCAAGGTACTGATTGATGGATGTTTGCTGCCTGTATAAACTGTTCTTTACCTGTAGTTCTTTGTGCCACTAGCTCAGAATTACTCTTCATAAGAGTTAGTGGTAGGTTTTTATTTCTGTAACCTCCATCGAGGGTGCTAGTCCAGGGTCGAGGAGGAATATACATAGGCAACCAGTTAGGAGTCATTAATTCCTGCTGGTCTTTTACATTGCTCACCCATTCAAGGCATTGCTCAGTCGGCAGGACTACTCTCCTCGGTGGTCTAACTACAGTATCTAGCTCTATCTTTATCAAACCTGTGTATTTTTCTATCAGTTCGATGAGCAGGACTCCTGATGCCATCCTCTCTTTAGGTTGCCAGTTCTCTGTCGCTTCCATCCTCCTGATGTACGCCATCTTATGTGCTTTTCTACTTCTACCACGCCTAAAGTTCTTAAGTTCTAGGTTACTTGCTCTATCGAGCATGGTTTCTATCCATAATTTATCGGCTATATCTGTAGCAACAGAGTGCAAAGTTGGATTAGCACTAAGACTATCCACTACTGTACGCACTCCGCAAGCAGCTACTTGTTGAGCAGGAAGAAAAGTTAAAGGCATAAGACTAGCAAAGTTTTTACCAGCTACTCCCTTCTCTATCTTCTTACGGATAGCTCGCAAGTGCAGGACTATTTCATTGCATCCATGCGCAGATAGAGCCTCACCCCATTTAGAGAGAGAC